TCGCAAGCCAGGACGGGCCACAGTACCACGTACGAGTCTCTGCAACGCAAGGTCATCGACAGTGGGGCGACCCTCTGCGTTTCGATAAGGTGGGATACCCAACTCATCATAGAAGTAGGCTTGACAATCTTTAGGTGAATTGACATTAAGCACTCTCCCACAAAGCCTATTCAGCTCTTCCTGCTTTTCTTTAGCGGATTGCAGGACGTCTACTTTGGTGTCGCTAAGTGCAGCTTGATTTACTTTAATGCCACGAGTCTGCATGAACATGAGAACGGGAAGCACGCTCATGGTCAGACTGTTAGCAGCATCGAAGGTCGGAGACAGATTCTCCCAAAAGGCATCGTGGATTTCTACAGTACAGGCTGAGTCAAGTGCACTGTACTCAAGAAACTCTCTTGTCATTCTCATTAGCTAATCTCCACATTTTCCTGTGTGGCAGCCAAGACGGAGTAGCATGTTGTACAACTCATGCTGCGCTAGATAACTTGAAGTAAATGGGCCGGCAGCAAGTCGTTCATCGAAGTCGCCAGCGGTCTTATCAATCACGTACCACTCATCTTTAATCTTTTCAACAGCGTAGTGAATGCTCACGCATCGCCCTTGATGTTATCGAACTTAACCATATCTTTCCAGTACTCCTGACTACCGCAGTACAGGCTTCCCAGAAAGTCAAGACCTTTCGGAAACTCCGGAAACATAACAGAGTGTCCAATCATCGTATCGTGGATTGGGCCACGAACTTCGACGCCATTACGAGTAAGCAGGAAGTGAATATCGAAGATGCAATTTTGCGCGATCTTAATGGAGTTGGGATTACCTAGCACGCGCTGAATGCCACGCCAGATTTGAAGCTCTTCCAACTCCGTCCAACCCCGAGGGTTCAAGTCACTCGTACCGATGGGAATAGATACGGCAACTTCATTACTTGAAGCAAAGCTGATACAGGAGACTTCGTAGTTGATTACTTCAATGTCGAACCCAATCTTAGGCTGATCCGCAAAGTAATCAATCCATTGCATGACTTCATCGATCCTGCTAAAAGAGTAGATCAAGTTACGCTGTGGGCGGAGCAGTTCAGGTGTTACGGATTCTTGTTTAGCCTTACGAAGATCCGCTACAATTAGGTGACGATTAACAAAGTTACCACGGAGAGTGCTACCTGGGCTAAACGTAGGAATTACCTTACGCGGACGCTTTAGCTTCGTGGACATAGTAACGTAGCCACGAAGCTTATGGACACTGGCTGAGTCAGTTAGCGCCATCAGTGCCGGGATGCCCGCAGCTACAATTACATTAGCATCGATGTTGTCTAACTCATTACGCAAAATCTGTACGTGATCCATTCCAAGTTCAGTGAACTGGCGCTTAGCCTCATTGAAGTAATCCATGTTGGCATTCTTCGAGGTAAGAGTAGTCTTGGATTTGAATACGTTAGTTAAGTAAACCTCGGGCCGGATGATCTTAGCTCCGTGCAAGCAGCTATCTAGAACAGTTCCCGTGGGGCCAGAGAATGGCTTAAGCTCACGGTCATCGAAATTTGTAGTGTAGTCTCCGACAACTGCAATCTTGGCAGAAGCCTTCCCCAGTCCCGGAACAAGGCGTGCCTTAGTTTGGAAGGGGATGAAAGACATTAGTCACCATCAGGATCATTGAACAACTGGCGAGCTTGCTTTTCAACTTCGAGCATGAACCGATCTTTATACTCACCATTCAGATCAAATCCAAAACCACGAAAGCCAAGGGCGTAGCAAGATAGTAAGGTCGCACCACTACCGAGAAACGGTACGAAGACGTGAACATTACCCGCTGCGAGACAGGTGAAGATTGATTCAATAAGTTCGGTCGGCCGCTGAGTTGGGTGGTATTTAAGCTTACCGGCAACTCCGGGGAAATTAAAGACATTCAACCGACCTCGCTCGATCATCACGGGCTTACCCTTACGGGCAAGAAAGAACGGTTCATAACCTCGGGCGAAGTACACCTCAGGCTGTAGTGTCTGACCGTTAGGCTTGGCCCAGATTGCCGGAATTTCATCGACTTGCCAGCCTGCCTCACGCAGGGACGTAAGGACTTCATGGTGCCAAGTGGGGCCGTACCAGAATACAAGCCAGCAATCTTTGCCAGCCACTCGATATAGCTCGGTTGCAAGGCGCTTAAGGAATCCTGGATACTCGTCACGAGATACCTCCTCGTAAGAGTGGACGTTGCTGTCGACTGATTGACTGCTGCCCTTTTGCGTGTTGAGATCAATGCCATACGGAGGATCACACTCAATTAACTGGATGTTGCCATTGTCTTTGAGCTTACGCATACCGTCGAAGACGCAGCTAACACGGTAGTCAGCATCTGCCAACTTAAGCATGGTACGCAGACCTTCATCAAGTTGAGTCCGCACCACCGTAGCATCGGGCTCGCCTTCGGCTTCGAGGCGCGCCTGCTGGCGCGACCGCAGCTCCGCGACAATAGCGTTGTCCTCCATCTTCTTCAGAACCTTGAGCGCCTCGTCGGCGGTCTTCAGCTCAGCCAGCTCCGGGATAGACTCCATCGCCTCGGCAAGCTGCAAGTTCCGGGCCACCGTGGCAACGCCCTTGTCCAGCAGTTCTGCAGTCTTGCGGCCAGACCAGTTGCTGCCGTGCTTCGACTTGTACAGTTCATCAATGCGCTTGACCAGCTTAGCTTGCTCGGCCCACGTGAAGTCCTTGCGGTGGACGTTCTCCATGAGTTCGATTTCACGCGAGTCGATCTCGTCAACGTAAGCGCGAACGATTGCCGGGACAGTTGGGAGTCCAAGCTTGATGGCAGCAGCACAGCGGCGCCCGCCAGCAAGAAGGTTCATCCTATCATCTACCGTCACCGGCTGAATGATTCCCTTTTCTTTGATCGACTCCATGAGTTCATCAAGGTTTCCGAAGTCCTCGCGGAAACGTTCTCCGATGATGATGGTGTCAAGTTTAATGTGCTTCAGTGTATCCTTGCGGTGACCTTCGACCTTGCTCATTACTCACCCCCGAGTTCCAAAAGAAGTTGGCGTTTTTGTTCTTCGCTCAAACCGGCGAGAAGGTTTTCTACCTTAGACACTCTACCCTGCTGCCCCTTTTTCTCAGCACGCTTAGCTCGCGCTTTTCCGGCAGGTCGGGCTACCGTTCTGTTGTGCCGCTTCTGTCGAAGCAACTCCATCAGTTCGTCATCACTCATCTGATCGAGCGGTTTAACTAAATGTTCAAGTTGCATTACCGTCTCCGCTTAAGTTCCTCCGCAGCAGCGTGCTTAACATCCTCACGCATATCAGCCTGCTGAGTGCACCATTTAAGGTACGGGGCCGGAACAGTATCCCAAGTCTGTCCCATGTGCTTACCCATTGGCATCTTCGGAAGCTTTGCAGGCTCGTCAGTCCACTGAATAAGTTCTTCAAGTGTAGCATGCTTTAAGCACTCAGTCAATAGGGCGTGCGTGACTAAAGCATCGTGCGCGGCGGAGTGGGGAAGCTGCGGAGCAGCGCGCCCCAGCGGCTTGTGGAGGCCGAGGAAGTACCGCAGCGTTTCATTCTTGTGGTTAGGCGCAGCTGGCCAGATGCGGAGAGCTGCCTTGTACGTGCAGACCCAGACGACCGGCGGGAGACCTGCCACGCGTGCCAAGATGTCACGTTCGTAAGCGGCGTTGTGTGCCACGAGTACCGGCAGAGGCTCTCCCGGCATCACAGCCAGTCGGGTTGCGATGCTCTGTGCGATCGCTTTCCAGTCTGGTGCGGTGGCTAAGTCGTCGTTTGTAATGTGGTGGATGGCAGAGACTTCAGGGTCAAGTACTGTGCCTGTGTGGATTAGTGTTTGAGTTAAGTTAACCCCGTCATACAACGCAACTTCGACCGGCTCACATTTCTTCGGGTCGATGCCAGTTGTTTCGAAGTCAATAGTAATGATTTGTCTCATAATTCAGAGTCCTAAAAACCCCGAGGGACTTGCGTCCCCCGAGGTGAGGTGTTACTAAATTATCGTTCGTCGCGGATGCGCGGAACGACAAGACGATTGTAGACGTTACCATTCTCCGGATCGGGTTCGGTGAGCTGAACCTCCGCAGTAGCCGTGCAGCCTACCATATCCATAGCCATACGCTCAGTATCAATACCGCCGCGATCGTAGGGAATACGGAACAGCTCCAGGAAACGCTTGAGAAGCAGAACCTTGTACTGAGCGGTTCGCACTTCATCATTCTCGGCAGGCAGGGAGATGAACTGCGTCAGATTCGGAGCATTCAAATCCGGATCAGTAAACGCAATGGTCACTCGGAACTGCGGAGCGCCGGGATTCTTGGAGTTGGGGCCGCTGACAGTCTGTTTGCACTCCATGATCTGGAGTTCGTACCGACCAGCAGCAACCGGCTGGGACTCAATGGCGTCGTCAAAGTTGGCAGGAATAAAGGTCATTTGAGGTTCTCAGTTATCGGATGAGTTGATTAGGTTTGCTAGGAATAAACCGCCCATAGCCCAGAGGAAGCTATTATCACTGGATTGATAGGACGGGGTTTTAACTGACTGTTCCAAATTGGAACAACAGTTAACGGGTGTCGCCATCTCCACGGATGACTCCGCGGGCGAGGCGCGATTCAAGTTTCTCGACGTTAGCCTCCGCGATTTCGCTGAGAGTAAGCCCGACGTGGCTTGCAACACGGCTGAGGTAAAAAAGAACATCTCCAAGCTCCCCTTCCAGTTGCTCTTCGAGAACATCTAAACTGGTATCAGCTCGCAGGTACTTCTTAAGCTTACCTGCCACCTCACCAGCTTCATTAGTCAAACCCAGCACCGTGTACTCAAGCGCACGGTCAGCAGGGTACACACAAAACTTTTCAATCCGCTGCTGGTATTCGTTAAACAACTTCAGGTCACTCATTAGAATACCTCTCATTGTACTCATCAATGAATGCCTCAGCGAACTCGAACGATGCCGAGGCTACGCCCTTTGCAGTACTCATTTCCCTGCGCTCGGCGGCATCAATCAGTTCACGCTGGTCAGTACTGATCAAAGTCTTAAGCACTTCAATCGCAACGTCTTGCACATACAGTTTCATCATTCGTCCCTCTTATGTCTACGCTTACCACAGTCAAGGCAAATGTCCGTGTAGATCAACGGACTCCACGTATGCCAACCTATAAAGCAACACAGTCGGCGGAAAGAGTTAAGCACGTCGCACCAACTTACCAATCCCCTGACCTTCGAGGGGCTTCTTGAAATCCAGCGTAACGTCTTCCATTGCCTGCAAGTTCTTGAAGGAAGTACGAACGGTGGTAGTCATGCGATCCGGAACAGTCTGGATTTTATGCGTAACCTTACCGCGTCCATCGTTCTCAGCTTCGCAAATAAAGATGTCACTAAACAGCAGCGGGATCTTAGTACGAAGCCGACCAGTCATCATCGGGGTTCGGAAGATGCGCTGCGTCAACTGATCCTGCTTGACCTCCAAATGTCCAGTCATGAAGATGATCTTGTTCATCGACATGAGCGATCGGCAGACATTAGTGAATGCCAACATCTGAGGGCCGTAATCATCTTGCTGGGGCCATGCTCCCGCTCGACCATTGATCGTAAGGATTCTGTCCATGATAAGATCGAGAAACGTTGTAGCGCTATCCATCGCGATAACGTCGTACTTGTCGAAGAACCCGGAGTTGAGCTTATCATTAAAGTCCTTCTCCCAATCTACGTACAGATCGTTCTTGAAGTTCGTGGTCTTATCACCAACGTCCTTCTTTAGGGACTTAATCGAGAGGTTCAAACGGTCAGGCAAGAACTCCTCGTAGTCAACGTCATGTCCCTGCAGGGAGAGGATAGCATTCGGATCGAACAAGTAAGCAAACTTCTTACCCGGCAGCGTGAGGAGTTGGGTAGTCTTACCTGAACCCGTGTCACCCAGTAGGAGGAACTTCGGCTTGGCGGTTTCGCCTGCGGTGAGTGCACTGGGCATTAGAAAACCTCCGGGTTGTGTTCGAGTGAATTAGTTGCTGATACAATCTGGTGAACCGTCACGTTAGAAGCGGCTCTAATACTGTCAACAGCATAGTCAGCAACAATATCAAGAACTCGACGAGCACACTCAGCGGGTAGTCGGAGTTCAACTGAAACATCACCGGAGAGTTTAACAATAGTATCATGATTGCCACTCTCCCGTGTGAATACGTACACATGTTCAATCTTCATATTGTTACCTTTGTTATGTAGTAGTGGACTCAGCGACAATTTTTTCTAATCCAAGTACGGAGAAGGGTTCCCAAATTTCCTTGACAAATCCAGCCGGAACTTGGTCGAGCTTAGAAGGATCTGGAACTGTTCTGCAAATGTCAATGTAGGGGCAAGCACCAAACTTACCAAAACATGACTCGTCGTTTTTCTTAAACATGCCGGGCAGTAGCTCCCCGGAGTGCTTAAAGTTTTCTTCCTCGTTACTGATCTCAGTGATCCATCGTACAGTATTGTGCAACCATTCCTGCAAGAGGGTGAAGTTATGGGAGACGGGGATGAACTTGAATGCATCGTGGATTTTTTTGTGAACGAGTGCTGCGTCAACCCAAACTGCATTGATGTCTCCATAGTATAGGCCACCGCCGAACTGGTAGCCCTTAACCTGTGCTGACATAAACCAAGAGTCAAGATAGTCAGGGCGGAAGTTACCTTGGATCGCATAAGCCGTGGTGGTTTTATGCTCTAAGATTACCCGCTGACCATTAGTGTCAATCACTTTATCTAACCGTCCAATATACCAGTGTCCCGGCATACCTGGAATCGGAACAGCGAAGGGCTGTTCAACAGCGACAACTTCTGAACTACGGAACAACTTGCTACGAGTGTCGCAGTAGTTGTAAAGCATCTCAGCTGCGATCATTGGAGTACGTGGTGCGTACTGTGCCTCGCGTTCAACTGGAATATCTACTGGGAGATTGTTGCTTTCCCACGTTTTACAAAACGCACTGTAGCCCAAAGATGCAAGTTCGTCAGGCTTAAACCGATCTTTAAAAGTCCAGATAACATCTTGCGCGTCATGCCAGCTGAGACCAAAGATGAGCGCGATACCCGTTCCGCTGCTACGCCAACCAAGAATATGCCGAATAAAGTAGCTGCGTGGACAAGTTTTGTAAGCGCTGATTCTAGTATTGTCATAGCACTTAGCCCGGTCAGTGATAGGTACTTCGAGTTTGATTGGGATTGTAGTCACAACACATCATCCAGAATGAGGTCACGAGCAACGTACTTTCCATCTTTATAAATCAGGAAGTGCAACTCACCGTGCTTAGCTGCCATGATGCCGGCTGCGACCATGCATAGTGATGTGAGACTGGAAACAAGAATGAAGTCACCCGGTTCACTGAGTGCCATAGCCTCGTTAACCTCCCGGTACATCTGAGCTACGTCATCCTTCCTAACTGAACCCTCAGTACAGAAGATGATTTCACCGTAGTCTTCGGCACTGGAGTAGTCGTGCCCACCATTTGAGACAATGTAAACTCTCTTTTTTGTTTTCATTAGATATCCAACTTGGAACGAAAGCCTAGAAAAACCGGGAACCTTGGGCGATCCTTAACTCCCGTCGGGAAGTGCTTGTACTTAACGAGTGAACCTTTCAACGCCTTACGCTCATTCCAAATGTGGATTCGATCAGCTTCAGTGAAGCCCGTACCAATATCAAATACCACACCAGTATGAATGTCCCTCACAGTCAAGCTGCCCATCAGGTCATCTGCAACCTTGCCATCGGCAGCTGTACTACGTGAAGTCAATCCCAGTTCGTTAACCTTAGCCGGGTTGTTGTTCCTCATCAGCGGTTCTATGTCAAGTACTTCTGCCTCAGAGTCAAGAAATCGTTTAACCTTGAGCAGGCCACCCTCCCGTAGGGTTGAACGTCCCTGCTTGTATCGGTTGTTGAAGCCGCGAACCATCACACCCTCGTAACCCATCGCAGTGTAGCGGGACTCAAAGTCCAGCAGCTCCTCATAACTCTCAATGCGGGAGTGTGGCAGTACGACTACGCGGGGGTGGAAGTTAATAGGCTCACAGCTAGCTAGACGCTCAAAGTAGGGTGCTTCCAAACTCCAACGATCAAACACATAGAACTGGAAATTAGGTACACCATCATGAGTCATGACGCCAGACATACTGACTTGCATACAGTTGTTAGCGGTGGGACTTCCGACGACCAGCTCACCATCAAGCCCGTGGAAGTGTAGCTCGCTGAGCACTTCCTGAATGTACTTGTTGGGGATTAGTTTCATGCTGCGGCTGTAAGCGTGGCAGCGATTCCCACTACGCTCAACCAGACAGCGAACGCCGTCGATTTTCGGACTTGCGAGAACGGGGAAAGTGATTCTGCGAAGGTCGGCGTCAGTTGTCTTAGCCGCTAACATTGGGCGATGCAGTTCCATGAATTGTCCTTTGTGGGTTTGTAACAACTGGTCGGCCAAGCGAGACTCGAACTCGCACGGCATTACTGCCAACGGATTTTAAGTCCGGTGTGTCTACCGATTTCACCACTGGCCGATTTGGGAGCAGTCGAACCTCCAGAGAGGTTGGATGGTGGGCCATTAGCTGGGGTTATCCTCCACCAAGGACTTCCGCCCGCTACTTATACGACTGCTCTCAAATGCCCCGATCCCAAAGGAAAGCTTAGGGAATCCTGAACGGTTTGTCGTCTCACGACGAGAGGCGTTCGGGGCGGACACCTTTCATTGCATAACTCTCACGCTGCGCGTCCCAGGGAATAGGAAAGCGTTATTGAGTTATGCAACCATCGCACTGGTATTACGCAGCGCGCAGCTTTTCCAGAAGCGCGGCACGCTCTTCCGGGGTAAGGCTGGAGATGGCCGACGAAGCCTTCTCGAAAGCCGACTTCTTGACAGCCGGAGAACGCTCACCCGGAACCCAGTTGCCAACGATTTCCTGCAGTTCAGCATCCGACTTCTCGATGTGACGGCGGGCGAGGGCCTGAATCGAGATGACAAGCGAGTCAACTGCGTTATTGAACACAGTGTCCTCA